AAAATTCGAAGGTCGCAATATTTCCACTCAAGAACTTCTACAAAGATTATCTAATGAAAAATATATCCCAGATGATTTAAAGGGATTACACATTGACCCTAAACAAAAAGAAAGATTGTTCGCTTCTGTTCCAGACAACATGTTAGGTAAAGTATTACCTCCACCAGAAATAGATGATTTATTTAGACCTATCGGTGGAGCACCGAGAAACGATGAAGAAGAACAATTAATGAGAGAAGCAACGAGACAAGCTCCTCCTGGTATATTACAACAAGCATTACCAAGACTACCCGGTATTGTGCCATTAGCTCAACAACAACCAGTTAATGCACAAAGATTTGCCGCAGCTTTTCCAACTGATACTTTAGGAATACTGGCAGCACAAGGAAGAGAAAATGTATAAAAACGGTAAAACAGCTTTAACCAGAATTGATGAACACGAAAAGCTTTGCAGAATAATGCAAAGAGAAACATTTAAAAAAATTGATCAATTACACGAAAGAATTGTTAGATTAGAAAAAGTAATCATGGTATCTGCAGGCATAGTTATTGCAGCTATGGGTAGTATAATTGTTACTTTACTTACGGCTGTAATAAAGTAATAAGTAAGTGTGTTAATAAAAAAATACGATTATTTGAAATACGATAGAGACACTCAAGAGAGTGGCAGAACATACGTCGTTAACGGAACAAAAATCCCTTCAGTCACAACTATATTATCTAAAACAAAAGATAGAGCTAATCTTGATAAATGGATTAAAAGAGTTGGTAACGAAGAAGCAGAACGAATCAAACAAGAAGCATCTAAAATTGGAACTGAGATGCATAAATATTTAGAAAAATATATTGAAGGAACTAACTACATGTCTATGACTCCTGAAGGACAAAAAGCAAAAGACATGGCCAATATGATTATTAAAGAAGGACTAAAAAATGTAAAAGAAGCATGGGGATCTGAGACTAATTTAAGATACGAAGATCTTTATGCAGGAACTACAGATTTAATAGGTATCTATAAAGACAAGCCAGCAATCATTGACTTTAAGCAAACAAATAAGCCAAAAAGAGTTGAATGGATTGAAGATTATTTTTTACAATTAGCGGCTTACGCCGAAGCACACAGTAAACATTACGGTGAAATAGAAGGCGGAGTTGTTTTGATGTGTTCGAGGGACTTACAATTTCAATCGTTTGAAATATTTGGAGATCAAATGAAAATGTGGAAAGATAAATGGTGGAAGAAATTTGAAGACTATAAAGCTATAGCCAAGTCCGAACAACCTCTCCCAGAGTCGCAGCCGACAATTTAAACTTGTTTTTTAAAGATGTTACAATCTTTTCGTCAACACTATCTTCAGTTATTAAATCAATATAAGTCACCTTTTTAGTTTGGCCTATTCGATGAGCTCTTTCTTCAGATTGCATTCTGTGTTCAGCATTAAAACTATTTGAATAATAAATAACTAATGTAGCCGATGTTAATGTTAAACCAAATCCTCCAGTAGATGGATTTGCAACAAAGAATCTACAATTAGGATCATTCATAAATAGATCAATGGCCTTGCTTCTTTTTTCAGAATTAACCGCACCATAAAAATTAACAACGGACGACGGACCATAAATATCCACAAGTTTATTAGTTATTTCTTCAATATTGTAAACCCAGTTTGCCCAAATAATAATTTTTTCATCTGTGTCTTCTATAATTTCTAAAAGTGCATCAAGCTTATTGTTATTTAATTTTTGTATCTGACCAGATTCTCCGGAAAAGAAACCTGCAGTAATTTGATGTAGTCTAATAATTTCAGTCAAAACATTATTAACAGTCATTCTGTCTCCGTCTAAGTTTGCTATAGCTTGTTCTTTTATTTCATTATAAACTTTTTTCTGTTCTTCAGTTAATTGGACAACTCTCTTAGAATAAACCTTGGCTGGTAAGTCTAAACACTGTTCTTTTTTAACTCTAAAAGAAAATGTTTTTAATTTCTGTTCTAACTCTTCGAGGTTCTTAAATCCAACTGGCACAGCAATCTGTCTGTCTCCTGTAATGTGTACAATATCAAATACACAATATCTATTTTTGAAAGCTACAAATGAATTGAAACCTAAATGTTTAGGATCTAAAAATTCACACTGTGTATATAAATCTACTGGGCTTTTAGTCACTGGTGATCCTGTTAAAATTCTACGGTACTTAGAAATTTTTCTTAATTTTAAAAGATTCTTTGTCCTTTTAGCTCTATAGTTTTTAACAGTAGATGATTCGTCTACGGCAATTAATGCATTATGTTTCATTAAAAATTGCACTGCAAATTGATATCCTTTAATTGTGGATAAAGCTTCAATATTCATTACAAATAATTTTAGTTTATCACTTTGTTTTAAAATAAATTCTTTACAAGTTTTTTCTTTTGTTGGCTTCCATAGATAAGTTTCATAAGGAACATTAAGATGTTTAGGTATTTCGTCATTAAACCATACCGTGTATACAGATTTTGTTGCTATTATTAATGCAGCATTGATATTATTTAACGTGTACAAGACTCCAACATTATCTAACAAAACTTTAGTTTTTCCTGTACCCATCTCCATAAAGAAAGCATAGCTTTCTTTGTTCCAAGAAAGCTCTAGTGCTTTGCGTTGGTGTGCAAAAGGTTCAGTTTTAAAAATATATTTCGCTACCACAAAATTATGTTTGACATGTATTTATATTAGTTTAATAAGACGTCAAGGAGAAAAAATGGTAGCAACAAATACTCTTGATGCACTGCAAGGTGTAGATCAAGATAAAATGCAGACAATATCTAAATTGTGTCAAGATTTAAAAAAAACACAAACTGATATTGAAGAAAAACAAGCAGAAGTAAAGAAGCTTGTCGAAAAAGAAGACCTAATATCCTCTGAGTTAATTCCGAATCTAATGGCTGAGATGGATATATCAATGATTAAACTCTCTGATGGAACTATGGTTGAAGCTGTTCCAACATATAAAGCTTATATTACTAAAGCGAATCAACTTAAGGCATTTGATTGGCTAAGGAAAAATGGCTATGGAGATATTATTAAACACGATATTTCTGTTGAGTTTAGTATGGGTGAAGATAGTAAAGCAAGAGAAGTGCTAGAACTTTTAAGATCTAAAGGCACAACTCCAATTCAAAAGGAACATGTCCATCATATGACCTTGTCTACGTTTGTTAAGGAACAAACTGAAAAAGGAATGGACATACCTGATGATTTGTTTGGAGTTCATATTTCTAGCAAAACAAAACTAACCACTAAGGACTAAAATGCAAACACAAGTAAAAAAAGAAAAAACTGCAATTATAGAAAAACCTGCATTTAATGTAGCTTCTGTAATTGATCAGTATGGTGATGCAGGACTCGAAAACGTCACAGCTAATCAAATGGCTATGCCGTTTATTAAATTAATTAGCGATGCATCTTATGAAAGAAGACCTGGACACGAAAAATATATTGAGGGTGCTCAAACAGGAATGATTTGTAACTCAGTTACAAAAAAACTGTATGATGGAACCAAAGGTATATTAGTCGTGCCTTGTTATTATAAGTTTGAATATATTGAATGGAAAGAGAGAGGAACCGGAGGTGTTAATGCTCCAGTAAAGATTTACTCTGCTGATTCAGATATTGTATCTCAAACAAAAAGGGACGCTCAAAATAGAGATAGACTTTCAAACGGAAACTATCTTGAAGGAACAGCATCTCACTTTGTTCTTTTATTGAATGAAGATCAGAGTCCAAACACTACAGGATTGATAACTATGAGCAGAACTCAAGCTAAAAAATCTCGTAAGTGGAACTCAATGATGAGAGCCTTACCAAAAGTTAAAAATAGTAAAGGTGATTTGGTATCTCAACCATCGTTTAGTCAAGTCTACAAACTTACTACTGTTCAAGAATCAAACGGTAAAGGTCAATGGACTGGTTGGGCTATTAATCATGTGGGGCAAGTATCAAATCAAAATGCATTTAAATCTGCAGTTGATTTATATGAAGCTTGTCGCAAAGGTGTATCTGTAAGTTATGAAGACGATACGCCAGTAACAACAGAAAATCAACCAAATACAAAATCTGAATCAACTCCTTTCTAATGGTCGAGAAATTTATCGAAATCTTTCAGGGCTTAGATATTGCCTACGGGGAATATTATCTTGAAGGCGATAAAGATCAGAAGACAGGTAAAGAGAAGGGGCGCGCTGTAACTAAGCGTGCTCCTCTCACTCAAGAATTATTTCAAAAACATTTAAACGGTGAAATTAATTTAGGTGTTATACCTATTCAACAAGACAATACATGCATCTGGGGATGCATAGACGTAGATAAGTACGATTTAAACGTAAAGAATTTAATAGAAAACATTAGAAAGAAAAAATATCCACTTGTGCCATATAGGTCAAAGTCAGGGGGAGTACATTTATTTTTACATACTAAAGAACCAATTCAGGCTAGCGATATGATTGACAAACTTAGTTTGTTGTCCACGGATCTCGGATTATCTAGTTGCGAAATATTTCCTAAGCAAAGACAAATCATGGTTCATAAAAATGATTTAGGTAATTGGTTAAATATTCCTTATCAAAAGGCTGCAAGAACAACTCGCTATGCATTATATGATAATGGAATTGGTATACCATTAATTGATTGGTATAGTTTTATTGATAAATTTAGATTAACGAAAGAGCAATTTTTTGCAATAAAAGTAGACGATAGTTTAATTGAAGAAAAAGATTTTGACCAATACCCTCCATGCCTACAAGCTGTAATAAGAAATGGGTGTGAGGGTGGTTTTAGAAATAATGCTTTAACTGCTTTTGCAACTCTTGCAAAAAAGAAAAATCCAGATGGATGGCAAAAAGAAGTTTGGGATCGTAACGATCAATTTTATGAGCAATTACCTGCACACGAAGTACAAGCTGTAATTAAAAGTTATGAGAAAAAAGATTATGGATACAAGTGTACTGATAAACCTATGAAGGATCATTGTAATGCGGGTCTTTGTAGAACATTATTATACGGTATTGATAGTTCAGCATACATGCCAAAGGTAGATTCATTTCAAAGATTGCGAACAAATCCACCAATTTATTTTCTAACAATAGATAAAAAAACTATAGAATTAAATGGTAAGCAATGTAATCAACAGCAATTATTTGCTGAGGCATTATTTGATCAAGCAGATATGGTTTGGCAAAAACTCAAGGATAAAGAATTTAGAGTATTTTTAAATCAATTAAAGACAATGCAACAAGACATTGAAGGTTATGATGAAGACAAAGAAGCACAAGAAGAATTTGCAGACTTAATGATTCAGTTTACACAAGAAACACAACAAGCAGACAATGCATCTCAAGTGGAGGCGGATATGTGGTTTTTACACGATAACAATGTTGTCTTTAAATATAAAACTTTTGAAAGATTCATACGAAAAAATAATAAAGCTATTAAAAAATTTGAAATTATTAATACACTTAAAAAGAATGGTTCAATTAAAAAAGAATATTATGATAAGTTAAAAATCAAGAATATTTGGTATTGTAAAAAACCAGAAGAACCAATAATTGAAAGGTCAAATGTCTTATTCAAAAGAGAAAAAGCACCGTTTGAAGAACCGAACCATTAAAATATATGGTCCTCCAGGTACAGGAAAGACAACAACTTTATTAGAAAGAGTTGAGAAATTAATAACAAGAGGCATTAAACCTAGGGACATGGCCTACTTATCTTTTACAAACAAGGCAGTTAATGAAGCAAGATATAGAGCATTTAAAAAGTTTGTAGGCTGCACCGATGATGATTTAAGAAATTTTAGAACAATACATAGTTTTTGCAGACAAAATTACAAACAAGTTCCAGTTATTGATCCTGATATAGACATGGTAGAGTTTGCTCAAACATTGGGTTTACCTAAAGTTAGATTTGAAAATTACAATGGGCATCTTGTTTGGAATGACTGGTCTTTACGAGTATATGATAAGGCAAGGAATAGATTAGTTCACCCTGATGATCAGTATAAAGAAGAAAAAATTAAAAGAGTTGTTTACGAAAAATTTAGATTAATTGTTGAAGCTTATGATGAATACAAACAAGATCATAGAGTAGATTTTACTGATATGATTGAACATTATATTGAAAATGCTCCAGCACCAAAATTAAAAGTTTTAATAGTAGATGAAGCTCAAGATTTAACTCCTTTACAATGGAAATTAATTTATAAGTTAGCTAACAATTCTAGTAGAATTTACATAGCTGGAGATGACGACCAAGCGATTTATGAGTGGAATGGAGCTGAAGTAGAACACTTTAATGAATTTCCAGGTGAAGATTTTATATTAAAAACTTCTTATAGAATACCAAAAACAATACATGATTTTTCTCAATATATTGCAACTTATATTAAAGGTAGAAAGAAAAAAGACTTTGTACCAAAAATAAATGCAGGAAACATTATTACATATCAAAGACTTAAAGATATAAATTTTGGTGCATCAGACAGTTGGATGATACTTGGCCGAACAAATGAAATTGTAGATGAATTAAAACAAGAAGCAAAAACTTTAGGTTTATTTTTTCAAAGTGCAAAAGGATCAAAGTCTTTTGATATACATAAATGGAGAGCAATTAAACTTTGGAATCAATTAATGCGTGGTAATAAAATTAATAAAGAACAGTGTCAAATTCTTTACACTTACATTAATGAAATAGCTTATGGTTGGAGAAGTTTAGATAGTAAAAAGTGGATGGCTGTAAATAACAACTTATTGTTTGATTATAATTTTTTAGTGACTGAAGCTGGCCTTAGAGTTCCTAAAGATGACTGGACTAATGTATTTAATAGAAATTTTTCTGAACAAGACAAGTATTATTTTAATAAATTGATTGAAACTGATATTAATCCTGATTTAGATTCTGAAATTGTTATAGACACAATTCACTCAATAAAAGGTGGTGAAGCCAAAGATGTGGTGATTTACGAAAAATCTAATTGGCCTGCTCATTTAGAAAATAAAATAGGAAAAGATCGTTGCTCTGAATACAGAGTATGGTATGTAGGAGTAACTAGGGCTAAACAAAATTTACATATATTGAGAAGTAATCATCAATATACGTTTCCACTTTGTAGGATGTTAAATGAAATTAGAAGAAATATTTAATGTTAAGATTATTAGATTTATTTTCAGGGATTGGAGGATTTAGTTTAGGATTAGAATCGACAGGTGGTTTTAAAACAATTGCTTTTGTGGAGAAAAGTGAATTTTGTCAAAAAGTTTTGAAAAAACATTGGCCAAATATAACAATAGAAGGAGATATACGAAATGTTAAAGGAGAAAAATATCAAGCGGACATTATCAGTGGAGGATTCCCTTGCCAACCATTCAGTGTTGCAGGAAAAAGAAAAGGAACAGATGACGATCGATATCTCTGGGATGAAACTATTAGAGTCATTAGAGAATGTAAGCCCCGATGGTTTATTGGCGAAAACGTTGAAGGGCTTATTAACATCAACAACGGCGTGGTGCTCAAACAGGTGCAAACTGATTTGGAAGAAGCGGGTTTCGAAGTCCAATGTATTGTTATTCCAGCTGCAGGCGTCGGTGCTTGGCACCAAAGAAAACGAATCTGGATTATGGCTTACTCCGACAGCAACGGACATTGGAACAAGATCAAAGGAAGCGATGGAGAGAAGAAAAAAATACAGAACAAGTATTGGAAGGGTAACAGTTCCACCGGGAAATTTAGCGGAACAAATTCAATACGGCAAACCCGTAGTGAACATGTATCCAACTCCAACAGCATCGGACTCGGAGGGTGGAATAGCAAAAGATGTGCAGTTGAAGGATGGTCATTTCTTTCGAGAGAACAAGAAAGGTGTCAGATGGGGAGTAAAACTACGAGACGCGATGAACATGTTTCCAACTCCAACAGCAAGAGATTGGAAAGACACAGGTCAGAATACAAATTACAAAAGAATGGCGGAGAAAAGTATTTTATCAGGAGTGGTCATGATGAAACAAGAGAAAGTTGGTGGCAGACTCAATCCAGAATTTGTAGAATTCCTAATGGGGTATCCACTCGGATGGACAGAAATAGAAACGAAAGATTAAAATCATTAGGAAACTCTATCGTGCCACAAATAGTTAGAGAAATAGGTTTTGCAATTTTAACAGCGGAAAAATTATGAAGAAAGAATTAAAACGATTAAAAAAACGTTTGAAAATACTTCAATTAATGTGTAAAAGATTAAGAATTATAAGGGACGAATATCATAAAAAATATAAGCCAAAAATTACTTATTTGTATGAAAATAAAAATTGAAAGATATTGGTCTATGCCTAGTCATAAAACATTTACAATTAAACCATTAAAAAAACTAATAAATGAAGAACTTGGTTCTGATTATATCGATCCTTTTCCTTATCCATTTAAACAGGATGCTATACAATATCTAAAAACAATAACGACAAATAGTATTAATGCTTTAGTTTTTGATCCTCCGTATTCTTCTTATCAATTAAAAACAAAGTATAAAAATGCAGGAATTTCATTAGATAATTTTAATGCATCTTATTGGTCGAATTGTAAAAAAGAAATTTCTAGAATTACTAAAACAAATGGTAAAGTAATTTGTTTTGGATGGAATAGTAATGGAATTGGAAAAAAATATGGTTTCAAATTATCGAGAATAATGTTAATTGCTCACGGAAGTCAGCATAATGATACAATAGCTACAGTAGAAATAAAAAATGACAAATAAAACTCTCTTTAGACAAGTTGGCGGTGTTCATTATAAAAAGCATGCCATTCAACCCTCACAATATATAAATAAAAATAAATTACTGTTTGCAGAGGGAAATGTAATTAAATATGTAACACGACATCAAGACAAAGGTAAGTTAGCAGATATAAAAAAAGCAATACATTATTGTGAAATGATTATTGAAAGAGATTACACAGAATGAGTCATCAAATAAATTTTGTATTTAAAGAATCAGATTGGACTCCTCCAACACACTTTCCTGATTTAAAAAATGCAAAAGAAATAGCAATAGATTTAGAAACAAAAGATCCAAACATAAAAGAAAAGGGACCAGGTTGGCCTACTATGGACGGTAATATTGTAGGTATTGGTGTGGCCACAGAGGGTTTTGTTGGTTATTACCCTATCGGTCATGAGGTTGGTTCTAACATGGATTACAAAATGGTAATGGATTGGGTTCAAGACATTGTAAGTGGTTCTGGAGATAAAATATTTCACAATTCATCATACGATGTGGGTTGGTTAAGAGCTCACGGAGTAAATATTAAAAACGGAAGAATAGTTGATACGATGATTGCTGCAGCTATTGTAGATGAAAATAGATTTTCTTATTCATTAAATTCTCTCGGCTTCGATTGGTTAGGCGAAACAAAGTCTGAGCAAGAGCTAAAAGAAGCAGCGGCCGATTGGGGACTAGACGCTAAACAGGAGCTTTATAAATTACCAGCTCAATATGTAGGCTTCTATGCGGAACAAGATGCATCATTAACTTTAAAACTTTGGCAATATCTTAAATTTAAAATCTATGACAACTCTTTACAAACTATATTCGATTTAGAAACAAAACTAACGCCGATTCTAATTGCGATGAGAGCTAAGGGAATACGTGTAAATGTTGTACAAGCTGAAAAATTGAAACAAGAATTTTTAGAAAAAGAAAAAACTTTACTACATCAACTTAATAAAGAATGTGGTCTTAATGTAGAAATTTGGGAGGCAAGAAGTATAGCTAAGGCTTTCGATAAATTAAAGATAGACTATCCTAGAACAGAAAAAACAAAGGAACCTAGTTTTACAGCCAATTGGCTGTTAAATTGTCCTGCACCAATAGCAAAATATTTAAGAGAAGCTAGAGAAATAAATAAATTTACATCTACATTTATTGATTCAATTATTAAATATCAACATAAGGGTAGGATTCACGCAGAAATTAATCAATTAAAGTCAGATTCAGGAGGTACAGTATCTGGTAGATTATCTATGTCGAATCCAAATTTACAACAAGTTCCAGCAAAAAATAAGGAGTTTGGCCCTAAAATTAGATCTATATTTAAACCTGATAATGATTTATTATGGGGTTCATTCGACTACTCGCAACAGGAGCCAAGACTTGTGGCACACTATGCTTATACGGTTGGATTTAAAGGATCAGATCAATTAATTAAAGCTTATGAGAAAGACGACGCAGATTTCCATCAAACAGTTGCAGATATGGCGGGCATACCTAGAGGACAAGCGAAGACTATTAACTTGGGACTTTTTTATGGAATGGGCGCCAAAAAATTATCCGTACAACTTGGAATTGGAGAAGAAGAAGCAAAAAAACTTTTGGACACATACAATAAGAAAGTTCCTTTCGTAAAACAATTAGCATCAAAGTGTCAAGAATCAGCTGAAACAAACGGATCTATAAGAACCATTAGAGGAAGACGTTGTAGATTTGATAAATGGGAAGTGGCTAGCTGGGGATTAAATAAATCAACAACTTACGATGATGCAGTTCAAAAATACGGTGTTAATAACATTAGAAGATCTGGTACTTTCAAAGCTTTAAACAGGTTAATTCAAGGGTCAGCTGCAGATCAAGTTAAACAAGCTATGATTGACTGCTATAATGCTGGGTTTTTACCTATGTTGCAAATACATGACGAATTATGCTTTAGTGTTAGGGAGAGTAAAGATTCGGAACAAATTAAAAAAATAATGGAAAGTTCTATTCCAGAATTAGTAGTTCCATCTAAAGTAGATGTAGCAATTGGAAAGGACTGGGGAGATGCATAATGGATTTAGAAGATGTACAAATAAATTTAGGTGTATGTCCACACTGTGCAACTCCAGTTCATTTTAGAAAAACAAAGGATGAAAATATTTTTGTTTGTCCTATATGCTTAGAAAAATCTAAACAACACATAAACGGTAAAGTTTTATTTACAAAAGTAGATTTTAATTTAAAGGACAATAATGTCCCTTAGAATTTTACCTATTCTATTTTTTTGTTGCTTTAACTAGAAATATCTGAGTATTCTCTCAATAATTCTTGTCTTGCAACTACATTGGCTAAATCTCTCATTGCTAATCTTGTTTTTTTCAATTCAAGATCTATCCATTTCATGTCTGGTGTCTCGCAACCATTATCCAGATACAACTGGTTCCACTTGGACTCTAAGCTGATCTTTTTTAGTAACAGAGACTGTGACGTTTCTATCATCATTTATTTCTTCATAAGTTATGAAAACTTTGGAAGGAGTATAAAAACTGTCTTTTTTCCACGTTCCTCCGCCTTCATTTAACTCATTTATGAAACTAACTTTCGCTTCATCATCATTATGTGCTTTAACATCTGCTATTATATGTTGCCCTGCATAATGTGCATTAAAGCGATATAATTTCATAGGCTATTATTAGATATTATGGGATAATTTGTCAATAACCATTAAAAATAAACATTTATTTTTGCTTGACTTTATCTTTTTAATTCATATATTCGTGGGATATGGATGTAATTACAGAGATAAAATTAGAATCAGGCGAATCATTTAAATTAAATCCGCTTAATTTAGAATCTTTCTCTGTAGAATATTGCAGTAAAGAAAAAACAATTTCAATGTTTGTAAATCATAGAAAAGTTTCAATGACGTTTGATGCAACTATTGAAAAATTTACTGTTTTATTAGATCAAGTAAATAAAACAATCAACTCTTGGAGAATGCAATAATGGCAAAAGATTGGTTTGAGTATTTAAAAGAGATACAAGACATAGCTAAAGCCGTGCCTAAAAACGATTTGCCTAACGATGTATTCTTTAAGGCATGTAAAGAAAAACTTTGTAACTTAAAATTACAATTAGATGACACAGGTTATGTTTTAATTAATAATGACATTGCAGACCATATCATTAAACAATATCAAGGAATCAAATGATACTATTTTTATTAGGAACGTTAATTTTGTTTTACGCGTTGTTACCAAGATTTAGTTTATTGGTAACTTGTTTTGCATTATGGAGTTTATTATGAAAAAAATATCTATAGATAAAAATCATCCACTGTACAAATGGATTGAAATGCTTACAAAAAAATATGATTTAAATAGTTTGATAGCAGAACATATTTATTGTGGTGGAGCAAAACCTGAAAATGAAAAAGAAGCTCAAAAAAGAGTTATGAATTTTTTTGTAGCAATGGGACAAAAGTACAATTATACTCCAGAGCAAGCAATTTTAGATATCAGGAAGTTCAGGCACTAATGAAAAAGAAAAAACAACCCAGTTGGCTTCCTGGTGCATTAAAAAGATATCATAAAATTTATGATGCTTTAGGTAACTTAAGAAGAAAGAAAAAAAAAAATGAAACTTGATAATTATAAACCTAACCCTTGGTTATTATTAATCATAATTTGTTGGTTATTAATGATCGTAACAATTACATTATACGTATGAAATACATCAAAAGAATAATACATAATTTTTTACTCTACACGTCTAAAAAATATTATATGGACAATCATCCAGATGGTAAAAGTTATCCGCCATTAAAAGAGAGATTAAGGATATTTTGGAAACTGCGTAACGAACTTACAATAGAAGAACGTTGGGCAGAAATAAGAGATTATAAAATATGAAACAACTTTTAATTATCACATTATTACTTTTAAGTGGTTGCTTTGGTGCAGAACTATTTAAAATAGGTGGTGTTGGTATAAAAACTGGAGATTTAATTACAGCACCTAACAAAATAGAAACATTAACAAACAAAAAGGAAAAATAACATGGACATAAAAAACTGGAAGTCAGTAGCGGTTAGAAAATCTAGCTATGATAAATTACTGGCTCTTTGCGATAAGGAGTATCGTAACCCTGCAGCTTTTATAGCTCTATTAGTCGATAAAGAGATAGAAAGACGTGCAGGTTTGAAGAAAATGAGTACAGAGGCCTATCTTGAAAAAATACTTAAGGAGTATAAAAATGGCCAAAAATCAAAGTAATTGCACAGTTTGTAAGGGTAATAACTACGTTAAAAAACAAGGTTCTTACCCTTCAATTATTTTCTTGTATAAGGATCCAAATAACTTTATAAATTGCCCCAAGTGTACATCACACCTAGACTCACGAAAAACGACTCAAGAAACACGAATCACGGACAATGCTTGAACTGCTGGTTAGTTTACATTGGGTTGAAGTAATAATTGTTTTTACATCTTTAATTCTAATAATCTGCTGGCACAACAAATGAAAACTTGTGGACAAGACAGAATTTGGAAAAACATTAGCGATTATCGCATCTCGCACAACGAGAGAAGAGTATAGAAAAATATCTTCTATATTATTCGGTCTC